GCAGAAATATCATAGACGCGTGCATGTTCAAAGTGGAAGTTTGGGGCCGCCAGCCGCACGATTATGCACGCGTCTATGATATTTCTGCTAAGAATGATACAATCGCCGCTCAACAGGGCATTCAACGCTTTGTGAAAGAGATTGGGGCCATGCTGGCCGAGCAGAACGCAGGGAACTAATTATGCCGACACTTGGCCTTGTAAACCCGTCCATCCGCCTGCCGGGGCTCCCTGAGCCTAACATGGCCGATATGCCTGACGTGATCATCGAAGCCGGTGAAGACGTTCCGGAGATCAATTCCGACGGCGAGATACTTCGTATTGAGCACGACGACGGTTCAGTAACCGTGTCGCTAGACGGGCAGCCCATCGAGCGCAAGGGGCGACGGCAGGAGCAGTGGTTCGACAATCTTGTTGAAGACATTCCACAGACCGAGCTGGGGCGCATCGCAGATGATCTCCTGCGGGGGATTGACGACGACATAGACAGTCGCAAGGAGTGGGTCGAGAACCGGGCGGCAGGCATCAAGCTGCTGGGCCTCAAGCTGGAGGTGCCGAACATGCAGGGCGCGTCTGATGGTGCGCCGGTCGAGGGCATGAGCCGAGTCCGACACCCGCTGCTGCTTGAAGCAGTGCTGCGTTTTCAGGCTAACGCTCGAAGTGAGCTGCTGCCGACCGACGGGCCGGTCAAAATCCGCAACGACGACAATACGCCGACGCTGGAGGAAGACCAGCTCGCCAATGCGCTGGAACGCGATCTAAATCACTACCTGACTAGCACTGCGACAGAATACTATCCGGACACTGACCGCATGCTGCTGATGCTGGGCTTCGGCGGGACGGCTTTCAAAAAAGTTTACTTCTGCCCGCTCCGTGGACGACCGATCAGCGAGAGCGTCGACGCTGAAGACCTGATCGTCAATAATTCGGCGACTGACTTGCGGAACGCCAAGAGGATTACGCATCGCGTAATGATGCGGCCATCAACCGTGCGCCGCCTGCAGATCCTCGGCGTCTACCGCGACACTGACCTGTCGGCTCCGAAGGAAGCGCAGCTCGACGCAGCGCAACGGGAAAAACGCTCGGTGGAGGGAATATCTGAGGGCGTGTTCCGCCCTGAAGACCGCGACCGGGAAATCTACGAGTGCTACTGCGAGCTGGACATTCTCGGCTTTGAGCACAAATACAAGGGTAAAGTCAGCGGCTTGGAAGTACCCTACCGCGTCACCGTTGACGTTTCGACCCGCGAGATTCTGTCGATTGTGCGCAATTACGGCATGGACAATGTAGAACTGCCGGAGGCAAGGCAGAACTTCGTCAAGTACACGTTTATCCCCGGTCTCGGGTTTTACGACATCGGGCTACTGCATATCCTTGGCAACACGACAAACGCTATCACTGCCGCGTGGCGCGAGATGCTGGACGCCGGCATGTATGCCAACTTCCCCGGCTTCTTGTATGCCGACACTGGCGCACGCCAAAACACAAACATCTTCCGCGTTCCGCCCGGCGGCGGTGCCTTGATCAAGACCGGCGGCATGCCGATCAATCAAGTTGTCATGCCGCTACCTTACAAAGAGCCCGGCGCAGCGCTCATGACATTGGTCAATAACATGGCCGAGACAGGCATGCGTATTGGCGGAACGAGCGAGCAGCAGGTCGGAGAGGGCCGTGCTGACGCTCCGGTCGGCACGACGCTGGCGATGATTGATCAGGCCACAAAGGTCTTGAACAGCGTCCACAAACGCATGCACGGGGCGCAGGCGGAGGAGTTCTCTTTACTTGTCAGGACGTTCAGGGAAAACCCTGAGAGCTTCTGGGAGAAGCAGGACGACTTGACTAACAAGTGGGACGAGCAGACGTTCTTGAAGGCGTTGGACGACTGCGATCTTGTCCCGCAGGCCGATCCAAACACGGCCAGCCACGCGCAGCGCATGATGAAGATCGTGGGCCTCAAGCAGCTTCAGGCAGCCAATCCGAGCCTGTACGATCCGATAGCTATTGACACTGCCGCCTTGCAGGCAATGGGCTGGAGCAATCCGCAGCAGTTCATGGTGCCGCCGGGCGCACTGGCCGCCAAGCCACCGCCGGAGCAGCAGGCAATCCAGAAGATGCTGGAGATCAAGCAGAAGGAAGCCGACGCCAAGATGCTCACGGCGCAGGCCAACGCCGCGCAGAAGGGTCAGGGCCAGCCGCAGGATCCCATGATGCAGCAGTTGGAGGCTGCAAAGACGCAGGCAGAGATTGCTAACATTCAGGCGCAGGCGCAGAAGACGGGGGCCGAGGCTGCCCAGCTAGGTGCGCAGCAGCCGGGGCAGCAGATGGACCCGATGAAGATGATGGACATGCAGCTCCGGCAGCAAGAGATGGACATCAAGCAGCAGGACATGCAGCTTGACGCCGTCAATCGCAAGCGCGACCGCGAAAGCCGCGAGCGTCTCGCCGCCGTCCGTCTAGCTGAAGACATCGCCAAGAACCCGGCGGTCATGCCGGTGCTCGAAAGCGTTTTGGAGCCCGGCATGATCCAGCGGCTTGAAGAAAACGAATCGCCACTGACCGGAGAGGGGGAAGTGCCACAGGCGGATGGGGGTCTCGGACAGGTGATACCACCCGAACAGGAGCAGTAGAGAATGGCTGATTGGACATACACCAGCCAACACCCGCTTACCACGGCGCCAACAGGAGAATAAGCGATGGCCGGTGCGAAACTTATTAGCAAGGCGTTGCAGGCTGCTCGCGAGGCCTTCTCTGGCCGTAACGTCAGCCCGCTAGGCTTCTACTCCAAGGGCGCTGAAGAGGCTGCGGCATTGAGGCAGGCAAAGGGCACGCCCGAGCAGATGCGCTCCATGCTTATTAACAAGCAGGGCGTGAAAGCCACAGAGTTGGACAATGCGGGCTTCAATGACGCGTTCGCGGGCCGCCCGAGCGTGACGCGAGAAGAGATCGCCAAGCTGTTGCAAGACCGCGCCCCAAAGATTGAGGAGACGGTGTTGGGCAAGCAGGCGGAAATATCTGATAAAGAGTTGGCCAAAAAGTATGATGAATTGTACGAGAATTACTTTGCCGAAAGGGGCAGACCTCCTCAAAACGATGCTTGGCTGCGTGAGTGGGTAAATGAACAGCGCGGATTTGAGACGGCGGAATCCGCCGCCAAACACTCCGCATACCAGCTCCCCGGCGGCGAGAACTACCGCGAGGTAGTGCTGAAGTTACCGCAGTCATCTGAAATTGAAGGCTACAAATCCTCCCACTGGGACGACCCCAACGTCCTCGCCCACCTGCGCATGTCTGACCGGACGGACCCTACGGGCCGCAAAATTCTTCACCTTGAGGAGCTTCAGTCTGACTGGGCGCAAGACGGGCGGAAGATGGGGTTTCTCGATCCGCAAATAGAATTAAACTATAATAAACATATAAAAGAATTAGTTTTAGCAAAAAAAGAAACAAGGAAATTAATGCATATAGCGTCTGCCCGCCTTGGTCAAGAAAACCCACTTTTTGAAGATGCTGTTCGAGCTGTTCCAGAATTAAAAATTGCTTTTGACAGGCAATCTGATCTTTTTTATAACATTCCGGCAATTCCAGCAACTTTAGGTGTTCCCGCCGCCCCCTACGTCACCAAGACGCAGGACTGGACGGACCTCGCCCTGAAGCGAGCCCTGCGCGAGGCGGCTGAGGGCAACTACGACGCTATCGCTTGGACGCCGGGTAAGACGCAGGCCGCCCGCTACCCCGGCGGCACGCCTGAAGATGAAGCCAAGCGCCTGAAGGGCATGATCGGCTACTACGACAAGATGGTCCCGACGCAATTCCAGAAGCTGGCTCGCGACCTTGATCCGAATGTAGCCATAGAGCGGATGCGTATTCCGGTTCAGGGGCAAAACACGTCCGCCGAGGACATAGCGCGTCAGCTCAACATGAGTGTTGATCAAGTCGCCGCCCTTCCTATTGATCAGAAATTGCAGCTTATAGGCTCGGTCCGCAACACGATGGAGCTTCCTTCCCTAACGGTCACTCCCGAAATGCGCGAGAAGATCAAGCAGGGGTTGCCGCTGTTTACGGCACCGGCTGTTGGCCTCGGGGCCGCGTCGCAAATGCAATCTGGCGAGACCCCCGTAACAGACGAGCCGCGCTTAGATTTTGCGGGCGGCGGAGGGGCTCGCAAGACCCCTGTAACAGACGAGTCCAAGCCCACTGTTCCCAAAATGGACGATTACACACTTTTCAGCCGCCGCCGTCTCGTCCCATACGGCCAATCTTATGCGCCCAACACGTCGGGGCGTTTTGAGCAGGGAAATATGCGCATCAAGCAGATGCAGCGTGCGCAGGAGCAGGCGACAAGCGGAGCCGACTTCACTCCACCTGATTGGGAAGACAATCGCCCTGTTAAATTTGTAAATCGCGCAGCGCCTGTCTCCAGAGCGGTAAATACTCAACAGCGAGTGGAACTACCTTCGTGGATTGCCCCCGGGGGACTGAAAGTCGCGCCGTTCAACATCGGTGACAGAAATAGCCCGACGCTCCCATCTTTTGCATACGCAGACCGGCTTGAACAGAGCGCCCCGCAAAGCGCCGGAGAGCGGGCCATTGCCATCGCCAAGGGCCTGCCGCAGCAGGTCTACAGGGCTGTTACAAACCCTGTGGAGACCGCCAAGGCCGTCGCCAACGCCGTCCTGAGCGGAGAAGACTACCAGTCTACGAGCGATCCTGTT